CATCAATTCAATAAAGAGTTTACCAGCAGTGTAATCAGCGTCTGTAGCTGCGCCTGTTGTCAAGTACAAGAACTGATCAGCAGCAGGAACAGCAGTAAAGTAAACCTTACTACCCAGAGTTGCGTCACCAGAGTTAACAAGAAGCGTTTCAGTCAAATCACCGATCGCTCCGTCCTCAACACCTGTGCCTTCTGTTGCAGAATGCACGTTAATATCTGGGTCACCACCAGTAGGTGCCTCAAAACACTCCATGCTTCCAGTCAAGATAGTGCCGTTTTTCGCAGCAGTAATCTGACCAATGTGACAAACAAGTGCTGTGCCGTTGACACCAATGATGTCTGCACCACCTGTTGAGCGTAGACCAGTCAGGTCAATAAGAATACGAGTTGTAATGATGCCGCCTACACGCTGGACTGAACTGCGGTAGATCGTTCCAGTACCAGTAGTAATACCAGTGCCAGCCTCTACAGCCATTGTGTTTGCATCAAAAGAAGACACACCAGTTGAACTGATGCTCGAAAGAGTTGTGAACGCACCAGTTGTGCTGCTCTGACTTACAGAGGTAAATCCACCTTTGGAGCGGACTGCTCCGGTAAAAGTAGTAGTAGCCATTTGAGTCTCCTGTCTTGGCTAGTGTCAGTCACCCAATGCGACTGTCAGGGATTAGTAAGACTATACAACAAAAAAGGGCGACTGAACAGCCGCCCTTTGTATTTGTTTCAACAAACTTATTTATGCACCCGGTGAACCGAATACACAACGTGGGTCTGAGAATCCAAAGCTGTAACGCTCACGAGCCTTGTACCGCATGTTGCCAGTGTCGAAATCTGGATCCATGCTTGTGGACAATGCCATACGCTCGAAGTGCTTGAAGCCATTCGGAGCGTCAGTCTTCAGGAAGAACGCATCTGTGTCAGTTAGGTAATCATTGACTACATAACCTTCTGGAAGCATACCCATTGACTTGAGTGCGTTGACATCATTGTCAGCAGTTCCAACCCGTAGGTTAGATACAAGCAGACGCTCTGCAACAAACTGAAGCTGACGAGGAATGATTAGCTTCATGCCTTTAAGGGCAATGACCAAACCACGCTCATCAACAAATCCAGCAATGCTGATAAGTGAATCTTCGAGAGAAGTTTCGTTCAGATCAGCGGCCACTGCTGGCTCGTTGTTGAAAGTGCCACCGTTTGTAAGCGGGTGTGATGCATCACAAAGAGCAACGCCGTCACCGCCAGCAAAAGCAGCGGCAGTAAATGCGTTGTTAAGGATTGATGCAGCTTTAACCTGCTTGGTGTGTGCCATAGAACGTGCAAGTGCCCGTGTATAGCGTGATGCCAGACGATCATAAAGATTGTCTTCTACGGCTTCCTCAGTGATTGAGAATGCCATAGCCACTGTCTCGTGATTGTAACGAGCAGTGAAAGCTTCGTTTGCGTCGTCAAATGAAACTGAGGAGCCTTCCTGTTTTACAGGAGCAGCGCCAAAGCCAGATAACATTACCTCTTCTTCAAACGCCCGGTCAGATGACTCGGTGTCAAAGATCTCAGCGTGTTGACCTTCATACCGTCCGTATTCCATGCCGAATAAGGCATTAAGGCCGGGTTCCAGTTCTTTCGCTAGTTGTGCGCGAGAAATAGCCATTGATCAGCCTCCTTATACGCCAGTCGTAGAAACAGTAGCCGCTGCAATGGAGCCTGTTGGCGCATTGAAGTGGTTGTTTATACGAACGATTAACGGAATACCAGCAGCAGTAAAGTCAGCATTTTCTGGGTCTTCTTGTACACCCATAATACGCAGAGCTAAAGTGTTGGTGGTGGCGATAGTATTCAGATCTGCTGTTGCAGAAGAGATACCAGTTGTTGTCGAACCGCTGTTGCCAGTTGCAAACGCGATGTTTGCAAACACTGCTGCACGAACCTCTGCTTCTGTATTAGCAGCAGAAACTACGTTTGATGTAGCAATGGTGAACAGTTGTGACGGGTTGTCGAACAAAAACGCTCTAACAGGGAAGTTAGAATCAGCACCTGAACCGGGCCAAAAGTTAGAACGAATTACTTCTCCAGTGGTCGATGAGACGTATTCACACCCATTAAACACACCCACGATAGCGACGTTACCGCCAGCAGCAGCTTGCAGATCGTCGATAACACCAGCCGCAAGCGGAATAACCGCCATGCCTTGGAAAATCGGGTTTGAGTTATCAGATGCGATACGGTACTCAGTCGTCCCAGTGGAATTAGGTGCTGAACCCAGCATACCATATGGTCGTAGACCAAAGGCTCCATTGGAATTTGCCATGATAAATACTCCTTGCCATAGCTAAATGTTTACTCGGATCCGTCTTTACGACCTCCGAACGATACACGACTTTTCCTATCACTATGGATAGGCATTGAGGGATGTTGCTCCCTCATCAAGTTTTGATCCACGGCATCCATTTGAGTGCGGGTCTGCTCCCGGAAGTATTCAGTTCTTTCTTCAACCGTTTCTTCAGGTATTCTAGCCAACATTAAACCGCCGACTCCAATTGTCCCTGCATTAGCACCTGAATCAATGGTTGGAAATTTACCAGCCATCTCAGGATATTCGTCAGCACGGACAGGTTCCCACCCTTCACGCATTTTAGTAGTCACATTCATCTGATCATCTTCACCACGAAGTGAAGTACGGATCCAACGATGCTTATACCCTGCGGGTGCTTCTGGAGCCTCCAGCTTAGATGGAGGTGCCCAAGGCTTGCGGCGTTGGGTCTTTGCGCGAGTTTCCGCTTCGCGAGGCGATCTCTTTGTAGAATCAGTCATTTCATTACTCCTTAACATACTTAGCGTATTCTTCGAGCGGAACATTTAATCGCTTCGCTATCTGAATCTGCGAAGGGGTTAACTTGACTGTTCTGCGCCCCTTTTTTGTAGACGACTTGGAAGCCGTGGACTCAGCAGAAGCGACTCTGGGTCCTTTGTCCTTAGAGCCTCCAAACTTCTGTGGAAACTCTGACCGGACTCTACGATCAAGTTCAGTATAGTACTCATCGGACGTTGGGTCAAACCCTTCGTCTTCGATTAGCTGTCTATGAATACCAAAAGCAGCGTAAGTCATTGTTTGATCTTGACCAAACCAGTCATTTTTAGATGCCCAAGCCTCCGCTTTTGCATCAGGTTTGGCCTTTTGTTGGGCAGGTTGTTGCTGCGGCTGCTCTTGTGGAGCAGCTTGTGGAGCAGCAGCTTGCTGTTCCTGACGCTTCTTGGCCTGCTCTACCTGTGCTTCTTCCAGTGCAAGTCTGCTCAAGTTTTTCTGGGCTTCAAACATAGAGTCAGCGTCACCCTCGTCGTATGCTTTCTGGTACGCGACTTTTGCAGCAGCAATCTGGGACTCTATTCGAGTTCCGAACTCTCCGACATAAGACTGATCCAGAGCATTGAGACGTTGACGTAGCTCGTCGTTCTGCTCTTTTACTTTCTGAGCAAACTCAACCGCTGCAATCCTTTGCGCTTCTTCGTCTCTGTACTTCTGCGTAATCTTGCTTATTCGGCTTTGTACATTCTTTGAATACTGATCAAGCTCTTCTTCTTTCTCATCTTTCTCAACGTCAGAGTCTTCTTCAGTCTCCTCAACAGCCTCTACTTCTTGAGACTCCTCCTCAACAACTTCTATTTCTTTCCCTTGTTCTTCTTCAAGATCAGCGGCTAAATCTGTTGTCTTCTCTGCTGCTTCTGCCATTACTATGCTCCATAGCTTTTAACATCGTCAGGATCAACGATGGTTGCGATGACCTCGTCATCGTTAATAACACGGACTTCTCCTCCTTCGATGTTGAAACGAGATCCAGCGTATCTGCCGATACAAACCCAGTCTCCTTCTTTACACCAAGGCCCGTGTTCTCCAAATTTATCCAGATCCTGATAAGCAAGTGGGCCGAGACGTACAACGTAAGCTACAACCGTAGCTCGTGACTCTCTTTCTCTTACAGCATCAGGAACGTAGACACCGCCATCTGTCTTGTCCTTGCCCATATAAGGCATGACAAGGATTCTCCACCCTGTGGGTTGTGGCATTCTGTCTTTTAAGGATTTTTCTTTTGCGGCTTTTTCGGCCTGCTTCTTCGCTTGTTGTTGCGCTAGAACATACTCAGGTACGATCAGTGTCATCGATATACTTCACTTTCTTTAGCAGGGCCTTCAATTCATCAAGAGCGTAGGTGACACCCTGTATTTCACCAACTCTTGCCTTGTAGTCTTCCCAATCAGTTACTCCACCGCTTGTTATCGAAAGACTAACGTCATCTATTCTGTTTATCAATATCTTTTGATAATCTTTTATAAAATTTAAAACATCCATATCGTCCCCTTGAATTTAATTCTGCGTAATTATTATCCACTTCACGTTGTTTTCTGAACTCTCAGTTCGGAAATTTCCGACTTTAGTCCAATCTATGCTGTCCAACCCCTCATCAAACACTGTTGTCTGAGAAGGTTCCTCTGTTGGTGTCTTGTGATAGTGATGCATTCCATAGGCAAGTGCGCCTAAAATAAGTAAAGCTTCCATTTTCTCCTCCTAACTTAAACCCCTTTAAGTGTCACTAAATAGATTTGATATTCTCTGTAAATCAAAAAAGCTATCCTCTTTTTTTGAAGGACTGTACAACTGTGATCTTGGTGCTCTTCTTGTCTTCATGCCTAAAGATCTCATGACTCTCTCAACAGGTGAAAGAGGGTTCACCTGTCGTATGGTTGGACTTACCTGCTGAAAAGGTGTCGTGTCTAGGGACCCTGCCGTTTCAAAAGCTGGTGATGCCGTAGCCACACCAAAACCGGATCCACCTGTCAGAGCATCCATGACACGATCAGGGTCTAAGGATGACTGTTGTTGATCAGGTCTAGAAGAAAATGAATTTATTGTGCCATCAGGATTCTGTGTTGTTTTTCTGCCATCCGGCATGGTTATCTCATTCATCCCGTTTGACATCGGAGTTACGGTGACTCCATTCTCTAACGTCACTGATTCCGGTGCTGACGACACTCCCGGCAAGCCCATGCTAAAGGCATCCAGTTCCTGTTGCGTTTCTGCTGCTGCTGCTAATCTGTCTCTTATGTCCTGCCTTGTTTCTTGAACAGGTGCCATAAAGTCCAGTGAACTTGTGGATACTGGTGATGGTGGTCTATCAAAGATACTACCTATACCTCTTTGAATTTGATTCACACCCGCAGCAATCCCCGCTGGTATGCCTTCAATTTTATTTTGAACACCAGATATAAAGTTACCGAAGACAGAGTCTGTTGCTGCTAGATCAGGCTGTGCGGCGGCTCGTGCCGCAGCGGCTCGTTTACCTTGCTCTGGATCAAGACTGTTAAAGAAATTACCTGCGCCAGTAAAAGCACCTCCGATAACATCCTCAAGTGCTCCGATGCCCTGACCAATACCCTGACTAAACGACCCTAGAGCAGAGTAATCACCCGTTTCTGTAGCATTAGCGGGACGGAAACCGGGAGTATCC